TTATAAGTTATTTAACTTATCAAGCACCTCTAATTTTTTCTCTTTCATGACATGCGTATAAATATCCATTGTAGTAGATATATCTCCATGTCCTAGTAAGACTTGAACAGTCTTAATTGGAACATCTAATTCAAATAGTCTAGTTGCATAACTGTGCCTAATGCTGTGGAAACTTCTATGAGGAATATTTAATTTTTTACAAAGATAAGTGATTCGTCTTTGTGGTCTTTTTATTTCTATAGGTTTTCCAACATCAGAAAATATTAAATCATTATGACGAGGTAGTTCCTTTAACATTTTTAAAACTTTATCTGGTAATGGAATTTCTCTTTCGCTATTTTTAGTTTTTAAATCTTTGAAAATATATTTTAATTTTACTCCACTATCTTTATCCTCATTTGGAACTCTTCTATACTGTCTTTTAACTGTCAACATATTCTCATTAATATCATTCCATTGTAGACCTAATACTTCTCCAAGTCTCAAACCCGTAAAAAATGTAAAATATATAATGCAGTCTACCATATTTCTTTTATCTAAAGTTTTTAAAATTAAATCTTGTTCTTCTTTAGAAAAAACATTAATCTTTTTTCTTTTTTCAATTTTTTGTAATGTTACAGCTAGGCAATAATCTTTCATCATTATCCCTTCAATAATCGCAAATTTTATGCATGAGTGGATATGTACATAAGTTCTTCTTATAGTAGTAGGGGAGAACTTTTCTTGTAGCTCATTGAAATATTGTTGTAAGTCCTTTAATGTTATTTGATTAGCCCTCTTATTAGCAATAGAATAATCTTTTAATCTTAAATTATATGTAGTTTCATAAACAGTAAATGTGTTAGAAGATACTTCTATTTTTTTGAAATTGTTGATCCAGTGTTCAAATAACTTTCCAAACTTTATGTCAGAATTAGATAAAGAATTAGTTTTAGCTTGGTATTTAGCAGTATTCATTTTATCAAGTACCACAGACTTTTTATAACTACCAAAACTTTTTCTAATCTGTTTACCGTTACTATCCCAACCAACAGTGATGTTAGCTTTATAGTAAGGTTTACCATTTCTAGTAACAGTAGAAATAGTTCCTTCTCCATTTGCTTTTCTTCCAGCCATAAAAAAATCACACTCCTTTCAAATTGCATAAAAAGCAAGAGTGTGTTATAATTTGTATAGGTGAACAAAAAAGAGGACACACTCTTCAAGCCTTTTAGTTGCTGCCAACAACTGAGAGGCTTTTTTTGTTATTTTTTAATTAATTTTATATCCTTAGAAGCCACTTGAATATCTTCGGGTGTCCATGGAATCCAATTTATATGGCTTAAACTATACTGTTTAGCTAGTTTTATTAAAAAATTTCCAGAGATAAAACAAGCCAGTATATTTAACTGATTCCCTGAAACAGATACTTTTTCAGTAATGACTTTTAATTTGATATATTGTCCATTGTAACTTACTAGGACTACCTTTTCTTTCTTTAATTTCTTCATAGCATCTTCTGTAAACAAGTCTGTTAAATAAGGTCCAGTTAAATCATCCAAACTATGTACAGCTAACACCAATTCTTGTTTTTGCTTAACTGAATCTAAAAAAGCTCTTGTTAAAGACTGTTTGAAATCAACTTGATAATTTTTTAAATTGATTTCATCATAAAAATAGCTAACATTTACCATTTAAAAACCTCCTAATTATTTTTCTATTAATTCTATATCAGTAACCTGATTTACTTCACCTTTAGGATATTCATACACTTTAATTATGGCTTTTTTATTTTTAAAGTAATCTCCATAAGCTTCTAAATTTTCACAAACTCCAGTATACTCATATTCAATTTCGTTAACCCCACAATTCCCATATACATCAATATAATTAAATTGTCCCGTATGTTCAAAATAAAATTTGCTCAATGGGATGGTAAGTGAATGTTTCCCAAATACTTTAGTAGGTGTATATTTGTAATTATCTATGTATTTTTCAATAAACTGAAAAGAAGGGAATTTTTTTAAACTCCACATAGAAAATTTAACATACTCTACTTTAGCTTCATTTTCTACCCATTCGGGATAGATCATACTATTCAAGTCTATATCTAAAAAATCAAATCTAGTGTCAATGTAATCTCTACTTAATGTATATTTTTCGCAAAAATAAGTTTTAACTTTTTCTATATCTCTATTTTGCTCTAATATATATTTTATAATATAAGCATTTAAGAATACATTTCTACCAATCACAGTGGCTTCAATTTCTAGATATTTTTTTTCATTATCTGCAGAGCTCTTACATAAACTTTCACCATAACGGATAGGATGCCCTGCTATAATATGCCCTGCTTCATGATGAAAATTGTAATTAGTTCTAGTTTTTACTTGGCCTTCAAAATAAAGTATAAAAAATTTTCCATTTTTATAAGAACTATAAGCATCAGCTGATAATTCAGGGTAGTCAAAAACTCCATAAGGGATCAATTCCCAACCCATGGCTTTAAATAATTTTTCAGGATCTCTCCAATATCTTTTTACATCTAAATTTTCTAAAAACTCAGATGCTAATCTGTATGCTTCTGGATATTTAAACAATTAAACCCCCCTTATTTCTTTTTAGATAAATAAAAATCAATCAAATCATTTACTGCCTTGACTTCTCCTTCATCTAACGCTCCTATTTTTCTAGCAGCTGCATTAGGTATATTTTTAATTTCACCAGTATACAAATACTCAATAGTGGTATTCAAAATTGTAGCGACTCTCGCTACTTTATCTATTGAAGGATAAGCTACACCCCATCTTCTAATAGATCCATTTCCTAAATTTGCTCTTCTTTCTACTTCTGCTATACTTATTCCTTTTTCTTGACAAAGTTTTTGAATAATTTCTAGCATATTCATCTTAAAACCTCCTGTTTCTGAGTGATTTAAGCATATTAAAAAAATAAAAAAATTTCTCTTGACTTTTAGAGTATATTCTAATATAATTAGATTGTAAGCTAAAAAGTATGCTTAAATCTTGAATAACATATCTAATGTTCGGCAAAGCATTTTTCATATGTTGTTTTTATTATGCAAATATATTAGCATATTTTCTACGAAAAGTCAAATAAATTCTAAGAATATTTAAAAAAGGAGGGTGTGATGACAAAATTAGATTTTGAAATGGAAGTTAAAAAGGTCTTAAGAGAAAAAGGTATGACTCAAGTTGAACTAGCTAGGATGCTGGGGATTAAACCAGCTTATTGCTCTGACATTATAAGAGGCAACAGAAATGGAGGAGAAACTAAAAAGAAAATGTTGAAATTTTTAGGGATTAAGGAGGTTTAATGGCAGAACTAAGACTAAAAAATCAAATAACAAGTTTAGAATTACTAGAACAAATAAATCTTTTTAGAAAAGAAGAATATAAGGAAAAGTTAAAAAATAATACTTTGACAGAAGCTCAAAAGAAAAGAGGAAAGGCAGTTAAGTTAGAACATTATGATTTACTTGACATAATAAGAGATGAATTTTCAGAAGAAATACAAGAAGGAAAAATTTCTGTCTTGTTCTATAAGGCTAAAATTGGGAATGGAGCGACAAAAGAAAATCCGTATTTTCTCCTAACTCTTAACCAAGCCAAGCAAGTTTTGTTGAGAGAATCTAAGTATGTGAGAAGAGCAATTATTCATTACATAGAAGTATTGGAACAAGCAATTCTAGATAAAGCTAAAAGTGAATGGCTACTAACAAGACAACAGGGAAAATTAGTTAGAAGAGAAGAAACAGATGCCATTCAAGTATTAATAGAATATGCAAAGAAACAGGGTAGTCAACATTCGGACAAACTATATATGACTTATAGTAAGTTAGTAAATTCACTTGTTGGAATAAAAGCAAATTCAAGAGATAAAGCTGATTTTAGAATATTGATGGTAATAAGACAATTAGAAGATATCTTTACAAGAGTGATAACAAGTTCTATGAAAAATGAAATACACTACAAAGAAATCTACCAAATATGTAAAAAGCAAGGGACTCAATTTGTAGAAATTGTTAATGGAAATGTAAAAAGTCTAGGGTATGTAAATTAATAGGAGAGTCATTATGGAAGATCTATATTTTAAAAATCAGGAAGCAAAAATTATATTTGCTCTAGTAGAACTAGATGGGAAAGTTCAATTAAATCTATTAGGAATCGATTATAGCCATTATGCAGTAATTGAAGCTGGGCAAAAATGGTATCACGAAACAAAAGAAATTTTAGAAAAATCTAATCATCCAAAAGCTAATGAAGCTATGAAGCAATTAGAAAAGATTTTTAAGGGTATGGGACATCCAAAACATTAAAAAATTAAGGGAGGATATGAAATTGAAAAAAATAAAAAATATATTTGGAATTTTCAGGCACAAAGCTAGTAGACCGATTGCTTTTAAAGAGCTATTCGGGATTAATCAGCTTAGTGCTTGCGGAAGAGATGGTTCCCTTGAAAGTTATGACTTTGTCGGTACTATAGATGAAGTTAATAACTATGAAAAACAATGGTGCAGTCAAGGATCTAATGGATTTGGATTCTTAGGAATTAAAGTTGTAAAAGGTTTTAAGGGGCAATTTTGGTACTGCGGAAAATAGGAGGATATTATGCTAAATAACAAAATCTTGGATAAATATTGGGGTAGAAATGAATTAAAAGGACTGAGCTTAAAAAGAGCATTAGCTATTATTCAATTAATGGAACTTTGGGAGGGAGAAAATGACTAGAAGCGAAATAGCAGCAAGAGAACTTTTAAAAGTAAATAAAAAAGCAACTCTTTTAGATGTAATTAAGTATAAAGTTGTATGGTTAATTAAAGTCATTTTTGGGGCGTACATGAAGTACGTAGAGTTGTATGACTTTGAAGGGCTTATATGGGAGGAAGGTGCAGAATGGGAGTTGTAAAAGGATCATTTATTGCTCGTGAAAGTTTGTTTAAAAATCATAAATATGTAGTTGCTCTTAATACATTATCAGAAAAGTATCAAGCTTATGTAGTTTTAAATCCTGAAGATGATATTAATCAGGTCTCATTAACTCCAGAAATGAGCTATTCTATAGATGACTGGTCTTATGGGATTATAAGTTTTAAATCTGATGATGCTAGATGCAATAACTCAACCTATTATGAGAATAAATGTCAGGATATCATTGCTCAGCTGGTAGCAAAAATTAATTAGAAAGGAGAAATTAATATGAGCGAAAAGATGATGTTGACAATGCCAGAAGCAGCTAAATTAACTGGCATAGGGCTACAAAAATTAAAACAGATTGCTAGAGAATATGCCGATTTTCCTTTTGTAAAGGTTGGTGTAAAGCACTTAGTGATTAAAGATAAGTTGGCAGATTGGTTTGATAAGCATAAGGGAGAAGAGCTATGAAGAAACTAGCAATAGTATTAGCAAGTATATTAGTTATATATAAAAGAAAAACATCTGTAGTAAGTGACCAAACAAATACAGATGTCTCAAGAAAAAATATTTAGGTAACATATTTCACCTAGATTATACATTAAAAAATTTAAGATTTCAAGGAGAAAAATATGATAACAATAAATTTACTTGAGTGTGTACAAAGTGAATTAAAAAACAATGGTAGATGCTATGCAGATATAAAAGAAGTATTCATATCGGGGAAATATGATATCGGTCCAGAAAAGTTCTATAAGTTTGCAGCATTAACAAACTATGATCCTACTGCAGAGATTTTAGACTCTGGCTTACTTATAAAAGGAGACGATTTTATTATTGATGTGGAATTGGCTAGAGGGTATGTTTCGCTTTTAAATTTCATAGACTTGAGAGTTCCAAAGAAAAAAAAGGATACACCTAATTTCTTTTCTCATAGATACGGGGAGTATGTAGGTGATTAAAAATGGACTGGAAGGAGAAGAAATGAATATGATCGAATACAATTCTAAAAATGAAGGGAAACAAGTTCTAGTTTTAAGAAAAGATGATATAAAAATTTTAAATCATTTTGCAAGTATTGCAAAATCTGGAGAACTTAAAGGGTTGATAGTTGCTGAGAAATATGCAGGTTTTACTGATACATACAGACTTGCATCTATTAAAGATACTCATGAAGATTTACCTGGAACAAATACTGCATATATGTATGATGTTCTAGATGTGTTGAAAAAAGCTAAATCTTTAGCAGTACTTAAAGATGGAAAAATCGCGGTTCAAGTTGAGATGGAAGTAACTGAGTATGAACCTATGAAGGATATAAAAGTTCCAGACATATCTAAAGTAATTGAAGAGTTAGAGTATGAAAGTCATTCTGAAGCATATCCTCTCATTAATTTTACTGAAAATACAGTTTGGAAGATGTTAAAGTCAGTAGGTGGGAAGGAGTATTTTACTAGATTTTTTAACTTTGAAAATGGAAAAGTATCTGTTGAAGCTTATCCAAATGATGAGTCCAAATTATTTTTAGAGATTATGGAACTGGATAATACAAAAGCTAGTTTAAAAACAGCTTTAGATTTTAAATATGTGGATCTGTGGTTTAAGTGGATTAAGGATAATAAATTTAATATTGCTTTAGGAAAAAATAATAGAAGTGCTGTTAAATTTAGCAAGGATAACACAGATTATATAATCATGCCTATGGCAATAAACGGTTGTTAAGGAGTTGGTTAAATGTTCTTAATAGACGGAAATTATTTTGAATTAGTTTTAGAAGACGGAGATATTGCTGTTCTATCAAACATTGTGACGGGTGAGTCTCTGACTATGGGTATTAAAGAACTTTGGAATTATGCTGTGTGAAGGAGGTGTTCAGTATGCTGGTAAATAATAAAAAGTCTGTTGCGACTACCACATCAACAACAGACTATCAACCAAATTTTGATTATATAGTACAACAAATTAATAAAAATTGCAAATAGGAGGATATAAAAAATGGTAAAAGTAGAATTTACAGGAAGTGTGGAAGAAGTTAAAAAGGAAATAAGAGAGTTCATAGAAGCTAACTGTACTGAGGTAATAATTAGTACACAAAAAGCAATTGGTGAAGCTTTAGACAATGCTAAATCTAAAACAGAAGAGAAAAAAGAATCTATTAAAAAGGTAGAAGATGTTCCAACTCAAAAACTACCTATAGCACCAGCTAAAAAAGAAGAAGCACCTGTAGCTGTAGCAACTCCTTTACCTACAAAGACTGCAGAGTATACTGCAGATGATTTACAAAAAATAGCAGCTGCTTGGGTAGAGAAAGATGCTGTAAATAACAGAAAAGCTATAAAAGATTTGTTAGCTAAGTTTGGAGTTAAAGCTATAACTGTTCTACCTCAAGAAAGTTACGGAGCTTTTGTCCAAGAACTTAAAAATTTAGGAGTTGATATTTAATGGCACATGCACTATTAGGACCTTCTAGTGCATCAAGGTGGATGGCTTGTCCACCTTCTGTAAGACTCTGTGAGCAATTTGAAGATGTAGAGAGTGAATATGCAAAAGAAGGAAGTCTGGCACACGAAATAGCGGAATTAAAAGTAAAAAAATTAATAGATCCTGGTTTAACTCCTAGGAAATTTACTTCAGCTATGAAGAAGCTAAAAGATAAAGAACTTTACCAGGAAGAAATGCAAGGTTACACAGATGAGTATGTAGAGTTTATACAAGAACAGATGTACAGTTACGAAACTACTCCACATATTTCTGTGGAACAAAAAGTAGATTTCTCTCAATATGTTCCTGGTGGGTTTGGCACTGCTGACTGCATATTAATCTCTAATGATACTTTACACGTTATAGATTTTAAGTATGGGAAAGGTGTTCCTGTAAGTGTTGAAAATAATGCTCAGTTACTTCTGTATGCGTTAGGAGCATATCTCGCTTACGAAATGATATTTCCTATAGAGCATATTAAAATGTCAATTGTACAGCCGAGATTAACTGGCATAGACACTTGGGAATGTAGTCTCGATTACTTACTAACCTTTGCTAAGAAAGCTCAGGAAAAGGCTGTAATGGCTTTAAATGGTGAGGGTGATTTTGAGTGTGGAGAACACTGTAAATTTTGTAAAGCTAAATCTATCTGTAAAGAGAGGGCTAATGTTAATTTAGAACTTGCTAAGTACGAGTTTAAAGCTGCAGACCAATTATCTTTAGAAGAAATTGGTGAAATTCTACAGAAGGCTCAAGATTTAGCTGAATGGGCAGAAGATTTAAAAGAGTATGCATTAGCAGAAAGTTTAAAAGGAAATAATGTTCCTGGTTGGAAGGCTGTTAATGGTAGAGGTAGTAGAAGTTTTAAAAACACAGATGAAGCTATAAAAGTACTTAAAGAAAATGGAATAGCTGAAGAACTGTTATACGAAAGAAAGTACTTAACTTTAGCACAAATAGAAAAGGTAATAGGTAAAAAAGATTTTAATAATTTAGTTGGAGATTTAATAGTTATGAATGTAGGTAAGCCAACTCTTGTAGAAGCTTCAGATAAAAGAGAAGCTATAACAAACAAGATAAAGGCGGAGGATGAATTTAGTGCAGTTGATGATATTAATAATTTATAAAATAAAGGAGAAGTGATTTTTTATGGCAAATGATACTAGAGTAATGACAGGGAAAGTAAGATTAAGTTATGTGCATTTATTTAAACCTTATGCAGCAGAAAAAGGGCAAGAAGAAAAGTACAGTTGTACAATTCTAGTTCCAAAGACTGATGTACAAACTAAAATGAAACTAGATGCAGCTATAAATGCAGCAATAGAAAAAGGAATTAGCAGTGTGTGGAATGGAGTTAAACCTCCAAAACCAACTATCCCAATATATGATGGAGACGGAGTGAGACCATCAGATGGCCAAGAATTTGGACCCGAATGTAAAGGGCACTGGGTGTTTACAGCAAGTGCAAAGATTGATTACCAACCTGGAATAGTTGATGTAAGAGCTCAACCAATTCTTAACCAATCTGAAATATACTCAGGAATTTATGCGAGAGTATCAGTGAACTTTTTCCCTTATGCAGTAAGTGGTAAAAAAGGAATAGGTTGTGGTCTAGGTAATGTACAAAAGTTAATGGATGGAGAGCCTTTATCAGCCGTAGGAATAAAAGCTGAAAATGAATTTGGAGAAGTAGAAATAGATCCAGTTACTGGAGAACCATTATTATAAAAAAACTTATAGAGGGGCAGTGTGAAAACTGCCTTTCACTTTCAAAAAGGAGCGATTATGAGAACTTTAAATATTGATATAGAAACATTCAGCTCTGTAGACATAGGTAAATCTGGTGTATATAAATATGCAATGAGTGATGATTTTCAGATACTTTTATTCGCTTATTCTATTGATGGTCAAGATGTAAAAATAGTAGACCTTGCACAAGGTGAAACTATACCACAAGAAGTATTACACCTTTTAAAAGATGAAACTTGTATTAAGTATGCTTATAATGCTGTCTTTGAGTGGTGGTGTTTGAATATGGCTGGAATAGAAACTCCTTTAGAGCAATGGCAATGCACAATGGTTCATGGTCTTTATTGTGGATATACTGCAGGTCTTGCTGCAATAGGTAATGCTATGGGTTTACCACAAGATAAGAAAAAACTTACAACTGGAAGTGCATTAATTAGATATTTCTGTATTCCATGTAACCCAACTAAGAGCAACGGAAACAGAACTAGAAACCTGCCACATCATGCTCCAGAAAAATGGGAATTATTTAAAGAATACTGTATACAAGATGTAGTTACTGAAATGGAAATAGGTAGAAGATTAAGTGCTTTTCCTGTCCCTGAAAGAGAATGGAAACTTTGGATATTGGATACTTTTATGAATGCCTATGGTGTAAGAGTTGATAGTGAATTAGTCCACGGTGCTCTGTATATAGATGCATTATCCAGGGCTAATTTACTAGAAGAAGCAAGAGAGATAACAAAGTTAGACAATCCCAATTCTACAAGTCAATTACTAAATTGGTTAGAAGAAGCAGGAGAAGAAGTTGAGAATTTGCAAAAAGCTACAGTTGAAAAAATGGTAGATACTTTAGAAGATGGAAAAGCAAAAAGAGTATTAGAAATAAGGCAAGAATTATCTAAAACATCTGTTAAGAAATATAAAGCTATGGACGAAGCTATGTGTAAAGATGAGAGAGTAAGAGGACTATTGCAATTTTATGGAGCCAATAGAACTGGAAGATATGCAGGAAGATTAGTTCAAGTACAGAACTTGCCTCGTAACTATATAGAAACTTTAGATGTAGCTAGAGATGTTATTAAAAGAGGTGATGGTGAACTATTAGAAATGCTTTATGGAAATATACCTGATACCTTATCTCAGTTAATAAGAACAGCATTTATCCCTTCTGAAGGTAATCACTTTGTGGTATCAGACTTCTCGGCAATAGAGGCAAGAGTCATAGCTTGGCTTGCTGGAGAAGAGTGGAGAATGGAAGTATTCAAAACTCATGGAAAAATCTATGAAGCCTCTGCATCTCAAATGTTTGGAGTGCCAATAAACACCATAGCAAAAGGTGAAGAAAACTATCATCTTAGAGCTAAAGGAAAAGTTGCCGAACTTGCTCTGGGATATCAAGGTAGTGTTGGAGCCTTAACTGCTATGGGTGCAGCTGATATGGGACTGACTGATGAAGAAATGAAAGACATTGTAGACAGATGGAGAAAATCATCAAAAAGAATTGTGGAGTTGTGGTATGCATTAGAGAATGCTGCAGTTGAAGTTTTAGAAACTGGAGAACCGCAGATAGTTAAATGTGTAAAGTTAGCTAAAGAGTACGATTTTATTTATGGCCAAGACTTTTTCACAATAGAATTACCAAGTGGCAGAAAACTTTTCTATCCAAAGCCATTCTTAAAAGAAAATCAATTTGGCCAAATGCAGATGCATTACATGGGTATTAATCAAACATCTAAGAAGTGGGAAGTTATCCCAACTTATGGCGGTAAATTAACAGAAAATATTGTACAAGCTATCGCAAGAGACTGCTTAGCAGAAACTTTGTTAAGAGTAAAAGCTAAAGGTTGGCCAATAGTATTTCATGTTCATGATGAGGTAATTCTGGACGTTCCAAAGTCTGTGGAATTAGAGGAAGTTATAAAAACTATGACTGAAGAAATAAGTTGGGCTAAAGGATTAATATTAAATGCTGCTGGATTTACTGGTAGTTATTATATGAAAGATTAGGAGGAAATTATGCATATAGGAAGAAAAATTAAAAAATTTAGAGATGAAAATAAAATATCACAAACAGAATTTGCCGAAAAAATAGGTGTTACTCAAGGCTTTCTATCATACGTAGAAAATGGGAGACTTAATATAGAAAGTCATTCTCTTGAAAAGAAAATACTAATTGCTATCGGTGAAGCTCCAGGTGAAGATTTAAAAAAGGATTTTGAAAAGAATGTAGAGCTTGCTAGTGATAATGTTCACTCACCAAAGCATTACATGATACCAGGTTGTAATTTTGAATGTAAGGATCTATCTGACGCAATTGTCAGAAACATGCCTAACCCTTTAGGGACTAGAATTTGGAATGTAGTTAAGTACCTGGTTCGTGCAGAAAAGAAAAACGGATTAGAAGATTACAACAAGGCTGTTGAGTACTTGTCCTGGATAGAAAAAGGGAATGAAGCAGATGAATATGATAACGAAAATACTTTAGAGAACATTGCTGATAAATTAAAAACAGATTGGACTACTATCATAATGGGGATATGTGAGGGCTATACAGCTAAAAAGGCTATTTTAATGAATGAGACTTTTAGGAATTTAATTGCTTTAAACATTCCTGGAGCGATTAACTGCATATCTAAAATAATAGAACTTGGATAAAAGGAGATAACAGATGGAGAACTCGAGAAAATTAATAATATCTGAAGCAAATAACAGACACTCTAAGGAATGGGTACGAACTGAAATTACCTGGTCTGAATTTGTAGATAGATTAGGAAAACCTAAAATAACAACTGAAACACTAGATGAGTTCTTATCTTATTCTAAAGCTAAGCAAGATGATATTAAGGACGTTGGAGGCTTTGTTGGTGGAAAATTGAAAGGTAATCTTAGAAGAAGTGAAGCAGTTGAAAGCAGAAGTTTAATTACTCTTGACTTAGATAACTTAGCTTATGAAGATGACACTAAGATTATAAAAACTCTTAATAGTTTAGGCTGTGCTTATGCAGTGTACAGCACTCGTAAGCACCAAACTACTAAGCCCAGAATTAGAGTTATTTTACCCTTAGCTGAAGATGTATCTGCCGATGAGTATGAACCAATAGCAAGAAAGGTAGCAGAGTCTATAGGATTACGTTATTGTGACCCTACTACCTTTCAAGCTGTTAGGTTAATGTATTGGCCTAGCCATTCTACTGATAGCGATTATGTTTTTACTTATGCTGACAAGCCTATGTTAGATGGTAAGGCAGTTCTTAATATGTATGCTGATTGGAGAGATGTAACAACATGGCCAGAAGTTCCTGATGCCCAAAAGCATCATTTAACTTTGCTGAAGCAACAAGAAAACCCTTTAGAAAAAGAGGGAATGGTAGGGGCATTCTGTAGAAGGTTTAATATTTACCAAGCAATAGATGAGTTTTTACCTGGAGTATATGAACCCTGTGATATATCTGATAGATTGACTTTTGTGGGTGGAAGTACTACTGCTGGAGCTATTGTGTATCAAGACGGACTTTTCTTATACTCACATCATGCAACAGATCCGTGCAGTCAAAAATTAGTAAATGCTTTTGATTTAGTAAGATTGCATAAATTTGGACATTTGGATATCCAAGCAGATATTAAAACTCCTGTGGCCAAGCTACCTTCTTGGCTAGCTATGAAAGAATGGGTATTCGCTAAGACTCCAGTTAATTCAGATTTACTTAAAGAGAGAAGGCAAAAAGCAATATCTGAATTCTCTGTCTCTAATAATCCTGACGTAGATGCTGTTGATGGTGTATTAGTTGAAGAAGACGATTCTTGGACAGCAGAACTTGTATATAACTCGAAAGATAATACGAAAGTACTTAGTACTCTTGCTAATATAATGCTGATTTTAAGAAATGATAGAGAACTAAAATTTAAAATCTTCAAGGATATTTTCTCTTCAAGAATACTTGTAAGAAAAGATGTGCCTTGGGATAGAAAATTTGAAGCTGATGACAGATTGTGGACGGATACTGATGACGCAGGTCTGAGGTGGTATTTAGAGAGTACTTATGGAATCACTTCTACAAATAAAATCATTGATGGAGTTAATCTAATCGCAGAAGAAAATGCAGAAAATAAGGTTGCTACTAGAATTCAATCAACTTTATGGGATGGAGAAAAAAGACTAGAAACTTTATTTATAGATTATCTAGGCTGTGAAGATAATGTATACACTAGAGAAGTTTCAGAAAAATCATTAGTAGCTGCCGCTAAAAGAGCTATTTATGGTGGGATTAAATGGGATAATATGCCTATTCTAATCGGGCCACAAGGTGTAGGTAAGAGTACATTTTTAAAAATATTAGGAATGGAGTGGTATAACGATAGTTTGGTTAATGTGGAGGGTAAAGACGCTTGCGAGTTAATCCAAGGAAGTTGGATTCTAGAAATGGGAGAACTTAGTTCATTAAGAAAATCTGAAATGAATTTGGTAAAAAACTTTTTAAGTAGAACTGATGATGTCTTTAGAGCCTCGTATGGGCGTAGAGCCCAAAAATATCCAAGAAGATGTGCCTTCTTTGGAACTGCAAATGATACTAACTTTTTAAGAGATGAAACAGGGAATAGAAGATTTTGGCCAATAGATTGTTTTATATTTAATCCAAAAAAATCTATCTTTGATGACTTGAAAGATGAGTTAGATCAGATATGGGCTGAGGCTTGTGAACTTGCAAAAGATAAATCTTATAATTTAGTTCTATCAAAAGAAGCATTAGAATTAGCTGTAAAAGAACAGGAATTGCACTTGGAGGACAATGTGTATAAGGGTATTATTTTGGATTACTTAGACAAGAAAATACCTAAAAATTGGAATACTATGGATTTATTTGCTAGAAGAACATATCTGAATGAATATGAAACTGTGACTCTACAATATGATGAAAAAGATCTGGTATTAAGAGATAAAGTGTGTGCCGCTGAAATATGGGAAGAAGCTTTAAAAATGGATATTAGATATCTAAAAAAGAGCGACAGCATTGAAATTAATAAGATTTTATCAACCCTATTTAAGTGGGAAAAGATAAAACAAGCATCTAGGTTTGGAAAATATGGAGTTCAAAAAGGTTTCAGAAGAAAAATATAAAGCTAAAAATTTTGAAACTTTCTAAGTGTAACTTTTTTAAAATGTAACTTTCTATAAAAAATGCTTGTAACTCTCTTTTTTAAGGTTACGTAGAAAGTTACATAGAAAGTTTCATAAAAAAGCATTGGTATTATTGTTATTATTATATATTTGTAACTTTGTAACTTTCTTTTCTATATTAATATATAAAAATAATATAAG